CTTTTACATTATCAAGAATATCTTTTGAAACCTTAAGCCAATCAAGACCAAAATAATCATACATACCAAACAAAGATACGATTATATTTGGACGAGTTTTTACAAAGAAATGTTTATGATTTTTTTTATCCATAATATCGCCACAAATAAATTTATGATTCGGAAATCTTCTCCTAGCAATATCAATCATTTTTTGACTGATATCAATTCCAATATACCTTTCTGGATCAATGTCTATCAGGTCAAGCAGCAGACCTGTTCCGCAGCCTGCATCTAAAATAACATCTGATTCTGTATCTATTGCTCCGCACACATAGAACTCAAGAAATTTATTTTCTGCTATTTCTACTGCGCTGCTATAAACTTCATCATAATCATTTGCTATTTCATCATAAAATTTCTCTATGTTTTTACTTTGATCACTCATCAATCCCACCCCTGCGGTAAACTTTGTTTTTCTTCAAATATTCTTTTTTTGTTGTTGTAATCAAATTTAACTTCTCCAATGTTTCCATATAAACCTTGCTCCCTTATCTTTCTTGTAATAATTTTTATGCTGTCATCATCAAAGTCACGATGCACTGTAACAACAGCGTCAGATTGATTATGCCAATGACTTGCGCCTGCTATATCATATGCAGTTGGTGCTTCATAAACACCATCCATTGATTTTGGTAACTTGGTTGGATGTGCAACAACCCAAACAGTAACATCATGGGTTCGTGCAAACCTTTTACAATTGCTTATAAAGTCTCGTATATGCTCATCTTCTCTGTAGTTGCCAGAACGCTTTGCATCAACTTCATTGTAAGGATCAATAATTATTCCGTTTATCCCAAATTTTAAACAGCTTTGTTTTGCTATTTCTAAAATCTTTTTTATATTTGGTATATGTTCTCTTGTCTCAATAAAATAAAAATGTTCTTTTACCCAATCTAGTGCAGCGTGTAATTCATCTGTGGTCATTCTGTCTTGTGTGCCTTTATCAAAAGGTTTCTCTGTCACTATCTGCGCAAGCCGCCTGATGTGCATAGATGTTGAATGTTCTGGTGAAAACATTGCAAATTTCCAATTATGTTTTTTTGCAATCCGAACAAGGAACTGGTCAAGCACTGTAGATTTTCCGTGATTCGGTATTCCAGTCCAAACATGGAAAGTGCCTTTTAATATTTTGTATATTTGGTCAAGCTTTGGGTATCCAATTTCAATAGGTTTGGCATAATTGCCATTATATAAATCAAGCACCTCATTTGTGTAGTTTCTAACTGTATAAAGTCCATCAACAGGGTAAGGTTTAGCGTACTGAACAAGTCTTTTCAAAGTAGCGGCACCATGCTTTGTAAGAACATCATTTGCATCTTTGCAATCTTTTGGTGTTTCTACATACCAACAGATATCCTTTCCAAACCTGTGCAGCAATTCTTTATTAAGGTTTTCTCCTGCGCCATCTTTATCTACAAATAAAATAATTTTTCTAGCTTTAATTGGATGTGTTTGCAAACATGAAAATCTTTTATCATTTTCTTTAAATGCCACCTTTGCAGGCGCACCATCAGGCAGCGTTGTGGCATTCTTGTAACCAACTTCATAAAGGCTAAGAACATCTATTTCACCTTCTACAAAAATTACCTCATTTGCATCCTTAATATTTTCATAATTGTATAAACTTTTTTTTCCGTTTTTGGTTTGTTTGAATTGTTTATCAACTGTTCTAAATTTTATATTGTCAGCCTGCTTGTCTTTTGGATTGTATGGAAAACAAATCCATTTATCATCATTTGAAGAATAGATCTTCAAGGCTTTGTAAGTTTCTCGGCTTATACTTCTACCAATAAAATACTTGTCTAAAAAATCGTTTTGCAAATTGTCCTTTTGATATGAAAGCTTGTTGGGATGCATACTTACAACTTTCATTTTTGTGGTATCTAAGGAACCTGAATAACCGCAATGATGACAATTCCACATAGCCTTCGTACCTCCCTCTGTAGTAAGGCTTAACGGTCTGTCTTTGGGGTTGTGTGGTGGCTGACACTTTGGACATTTTATTTTTTGTGTATCGTCTCTTCCAAAATGCACATTAGTTTGTATTCCTTCTTCTCTTAATTTATCCTGCAATAACATTCTTACTCCTCAATAGTTTTTGTTTATCTTTAGTATAGGCGGTAGTGAGTGTCCTAACACTGCGGACACTGGTGTCCACACTCAAGTAATATCTATTAGAAGTACCTTTTCTATGCTGCACAGTAAGCTTTCCATTTAACCCCAACCAATTTATACATCTGCGAACCTGCCTGTCTGAAATACCACATATTTTGCCAATGTGTTTTAAGCTAGGGTAGCAAGAGTGATCTTGGTCTGCGTAGTTTGAAAGTATGAAAAGAACGAGCTTAGTTGTTGGCGTGTTGCACTTTTGATCTTTACACCAACTGATAGCTTCTATAGACATGGCAGGACATTATGGGCTAATAACTTTTTTCATGCAAGAAATAAAAATCATTTGGCTGTACTTTACCATTTGTAGAATCGCAGATAATCATCATATCTTCCTTTCTAGGAATCCTTTGACCTTGACACCATTTTGCAACAGCGTGAAAAGAAAAATTATTTTCCTTGGCAAAATCTAATTGAGTTATTTTTTCCTGTTTAAGATATTCAGATAAAGTCATGCGTCTATCATACATAAAAAAAATTATACAATCCACCCAAAATGTGCGAAAATACACATCAATAACTTGAACATAACATGAAGAATAATTGTTTTGAAACACATAACTTAAATCACTTAAGTCCTTCGTCTATAAACGAGTATATTCAAAACCCTTCTCATTGGTTGCTTAAAGTAAGCGGCTTTAGAGAGAATATTGGAATACCTGCTTTTTGGAGAGGGACAGCAGTTGATGAAGCTATTTCATATGGATTGTTTGATACCAAGCTATCTATTCAAGACTTGCAACATTATGCTCTAAATGTCTTTGACAAAAAAGTTGATGAGGCAAAAGCAGCAAACCTTTCGTTTAATGTGCAAAAAGCAATGAATGAGAGAAGCCTTTTACCATCATTTATACAAACTGGCGTTCCATACTTTAGACAGTTTGGTGAGCCAAAAGGCACACAAGGCAAAATTGTTCTTAGGCTTGATGACATACCAATAGATATTGTTGGTTATTATGATCTTCATTACACAGGCATAGTTAGAGATATAAAAACCACTAGCAGAATGCCGAGCAAGTTACCGAACAGCTATAACAGACAACTTAGCATTTATGCTACTGCTATGGACTGTATTCCTGTTGTTGACTATGTTTGTGCATCCAAATCCAGACAAGAAGTCAAAAGCATTGGCGTTACAGATGTAGAAGAACACATGAAGGTTGTTAGAAAAGCGTGTCTCAATATTATGAACCTGCTTTCTTACTCTGATGATATTCATGAGGTTGCTTCACTTCTTATGCCTGATTTTGATGACTGGCGATGGTCTGAATCAGAAAAGTTGGCAGCTATTGAACTTTTTAACATGAGGTAATTATGGATAAATTAATTACTGCGCTTATTGCTGCGCAGAAAAAAATAAGCAATGCAAACAGAACTGCTATGAATGAGTTTTTCAAAAGCGCAAAAAAGAAAAGCGGTTCTCCATATGCGACATTGGAAGATGTTATTCAGGCAGTAAAAGAGCCTTTACTTGAGCAAGGTATTTTGTATCAACAAATATCAGAACAAGTTGAGGGTGGAGTGTGTATAGAAACTGTGTTTTATGGACATGGGGCAAAGCTTGAAACAGGTAAATACTTTGTGCCTGCTGACAAGCAAACTCCACATGGCTATGGAAGTGCGCTTACCTATGCAAGAAGATACTCATTATCCAGTGCTTGCGGTATTGGTGCTGCAGATGATGATGGCAATGATGCAGAGATAGCAACTGCTAAAAAGCCTGCGTCAAAACCAAAAACAGATACAAAAGCTGAGCCAGATGAGAAGGCGGAAGCGCAACAAGCAAAATATCTTTTCTTTTCAGATGAGGATCAATCACAAGTGTTAGCTACTGCAATTGATGAAGATATACTTTTGGAAGTGCTTAGAAACTTTTTGAAAAAACCTGAGACACCAAAGGCGCAACAACTTTTCAAAATAAACAAAGAAATGATCTTGAAAGCGACAGTATCCGCAGAGGGTGATACCAAAGAAGCTTTGACCATGATGCAAAGATTGTTTGAGAGAGAGATTGCAAAAGGAGAGTTAGAATGAGCATAGACTTAGATAAGTGTGTTTATCTCTGTATGAGAGATGGTCGTTGGTGGACATTTTGGGAGTTACAGGAAGAAATACAACAAAAGACTGGTCATTTTTATGGCGAGCCTTCAATTTCTGCTGCCATTAGAAACTTACGAAAATGGAAACAAAGAGTAAGGTTTGATTTACCAACACATGATACTTTTGACCCTATAGAGAGAAAAAGAATTACAGATGGTAAAGGCAACAGATATAGACTTAAAATTGATACTAATGAAGCAAAAACATGAATAAAAAAACTACAAAGATGTTTGAAAAAACATTAAAAGAAAAACTAGCAAAACAAGGAATCAATAAAGATTGGATGGAAAAACATTTGATTATTGAAGAATTAAATTCAGAAAAGGAGAAAAACAATGGATAAAAAATATGAAACAAAAAACAGGGGAGCCTTCTTTGTAGAATCTGGCTCAGAGGTTTTAGAATCTGGTAATCATGAGTTTCATGATGGTGTAAAGCACTATGCAAAGATTATTAGAAGTACAGGCAAAGATGGTAAAACCAAATTGGAGTTTTGCATTTCTTTGGGCATGATTTATGAAGTGCCAGAAGAAGAAAAGCTTGACCCAGTAAAAAGTCCTGACTTTGCAGGTCGTCTTACTTACTGCGGAAGAACATTCAAGCTAGGCAAATGGAGAAAATCATCTGAATCAGGAATGGATTACTGGTCATCAAGTTCTACAGATGTAACAGAAGAACCAGAAGCACCATTCTAATGGAAGAAGTAAATGAAAAGTGGATGGATAAAATTCGTTCATTGGCTCAACCTATCCAAAAATCTGAATATGAAATCTTAAAATGTGAAGCCAAGATAAAGAAAAAATTAGCAATGCTTAAGGTCATTGCTTTTGAAAATGGAAACAAGACAGTAGCTTCACAAGAAGTCTATGCAGAAAATGATCCGAGCCTTTATAAACTTCGCTTAGAACATGCAGTCGTAAAATCAAATCTTGCTTCTTTAAAAATACAGCTTGAGGCTTTAAAGATTGGATTTGAAGAATGGCGAACCAAGATGGTGAATGCAAGAGAGGAGCAAAAGAGGTACGGAGCATGAAAGGTAGAAAGCCTACAAAAGCTGAACAATATCATATGGATAAAGTTCGGTCTTTGGGTTGTATTGTTTGCAGAAAAGAAGGCATTTCAATTAATGCAGAAATCCATCATGTCTTTGGCAAAACCAGACAGGCAAAAGGTGATTTTAGAGGTGCTCACTTTTATGTTCTGCCTTTGTGCTTTAATCATCATAGGGCAGGTCGTCATGAACCACCTATAAGCAGACACCCATACAAAGCAAGGTTCATAAAGGCTTATGGTTCCGAACAAGAACTTCTTCAAGAGGTAGAAAAGCTTCTTGAAAACCAAGAAGATAATCTTATTTTCTAGCACAAAAAGTACTTGTTTATTTTCATAAACATGGTACTATGGTTGCAATGTTTAACAAATTGAGCCGAAAGGCAGGAGATAAAATGAAAAACAAATGTAAAACATATAACCAAATACATGGTGAATCTAATTCACACCCACACAAATACGCTGCAAAATCTGAGGCAGATTTGGCTCTTTGTGAAATGGATTATTCACAACTTCGTCAACATTGTTCTTTAGTACAAAGAATGATGATTTTTCTTGAACAAAATGACGCAGCTTTTCTTGATGATTTTGCTGATGGCAAGGTTCAAGATAGCTTTCAGATGCAGGGGGTAAATCATGTTGAGTAACTATCACAAGGCTTTATTGGCTATGCAAGACCTATCCTACGGAGAGCTTGAGAAGCTTGAAAGGGATATTGCAGAGACTAAACATGGAATGGATATGGGTGACCCAGATGCTTACAAAGAGTGGTGTACGGGTTCTGAGCATGAATCTAAAGCCTTTTATGGCGGCAAAGATTATTACATGAAGGAGGGTTATGATGAGTAAAGATGTAACTTTCAAGCAAGCTGTTTTTTTGGAAAACTACAACATTTATTCAGCGCAAAGATGGATGCCTGATGAAGATGGCAAGGGCGCAGCAATTGTGTTCTGGGTTTCACAAGATATTGTTATTTATCTTGAAACAGGCACAACAAAAGAAAGCTTTCCTTGTGAGTATCGTCGTACTTGGGACGGCACAGAAAAACATTTTCAAGAATTAAAAGCAGAATTAGTTAAAGAACTTGATGAACAACTAATGGATGGTATCTACAAAGAGCAGGAAGTTTTGACTGCTAAAGCAGAGACTATGGAAGATTTAAGCAATATAGGAGTAATCAGATGATGAATAGAAATCAATCTTACTTAGACGCAGTAAGAATATATCAACACTCAAGACGAGATGAAAACTTGGGTTATGGGTATCCAGAAAAAGATATGTCCTCAGTGCATGGAGCACAGGGCAAGAGGTTTTGGATTTTAAGAGACAATCATGGATTCTTGGCAGCAGTTACAGTTGGCAAGAATGCAAAAGTTTTGTGAGGTAAAGATATGACTATTATTACAGATATGCTAACTGATCTTAGTTTGAAATATGACCAAGACCTTAGGCAAGTACCATTTATAGAATTGCAAAATATTTTGACAAAAGATGAATGGCAAAAAATTGAGTCTGCATTGCACAAAGGTTTTTTCTAATGAATAAGATTGTATTAGAAAAGCTGCTTCATGGTTATCAACTTATGGAGCATGACGGACCACTTATAGCAGATGGAAAAGAAATGAACAGAAGCACTCTAGCATTTCTTACACATTTTGGTATTCCCCCTTTCATTGCTCCAAAAGTAAAAGGTAATGAAATGGGGTTGAGTGGAAAAGAGATACATCAAACCCTGAAGGTGTTGAGTCATGAAATACAACAAGCAGGTAAGTTTTACTGTGACCAAAGGTTTTTGAAAGATGTTATTGATTTACAACAGCTTGAAAAAATTATGCCTGAAGTTCCTTTGGTTTTGCCTTATGAAAGCACTTTTCTACAAGTTGAGCATGATTTAGGTATGTTGAATATGTTGATATTTGAGCATGACAAGGAAGAGTTAAATATTGATACTTCTTCAAATAAATTCAAGTCTTGGCGAAAAGATCGCATCAAGTTTTGGAAAAATGAAGAAGAATATGAAGAAAAAAGATGGTCAGATATTGAGATTGCTCTTAGCTGTACTGTCGTTTGTATTCCCTATTTACCAGATCAAAACTGTTTTATGTATGACCCAATACCAACACACTTTATGTTTCATCATGATTCAGATGTAAGCAAAGGCTCATATTCATATTGGCTTTTGCATGAAGGTATGGAGTTGGCTCAATATTGTGATTTTTCACAAGATAAACATAATAGATATACAAATCAATATTGGGATAACTCAAGAAATGCCATAGCAGATATTTTATATAACTACTTTGTAATGATGCACTTTCCAAACCTTGCAGAACAACAAGAAGTCAAAGGTAAGAAGCCAATGATTTTAAATAGTGTTTCAAGGTTCAAAGGTTCAGAATTGCGAAGAAAGCCAACATGGGAACATAAGACTTTAAAGATATCCATGACACAACAAGAGCGACAAATGTTTGAGACAGGGAAAATGCACAGTTCTGGAAAGAGGTTTCACTCTGTCAGAAAACATATCAGAAGATTGGCTAGTGGCAAACATACAATAGTCAATTCACATTTCAGAGGCAAGAAAGAACTGGGCATAATACAAAAAGATTACAAAATGGAGGTCAGAAATGACAGGTAATGAACTAAAGGAGCTGAGAAAGGAGCATGGTGTTACACAAGAACAGCTTGCAGACTTTCTTAGTTATTACAGCGCAGGCAAACCAAACAGATCAATGATATCTAGACTTGAGCAAGGATATGCCAATATCAACCCGAGACTAGAAATTGCGATAAAAGGTTTTTTTGATAATGAAACTAAAGGAGATAAAAATGGATAAAATATGGGCATGGAGAATTGATCCAGAAAAAAGATCTATAGCACACATACAGTTAGACCGAGATAATTGGTTTTATGACATCAAACAAAACATGGTTCCGCATCCTAATGAAGAAAGACTTTTGATTGAAAGGTTTGATATTTTTCGTGGTTGTGAATTGTGGCTTGATGAAGAGGGCTTGTTAAAAGAGCCACAATATTGTTTTCAGATAGAGTGTATTGAAAACCAAAATGGAATACATCCTGCTACATATGCAATGTATACACAGTCAAAAAAGTATGAATATCAAACATTCTCACACCAGTTTGTAGGTGTAGGCATTATTATAGGAAATAATCCTGAGAATCCTGATTTGCCAAAAAGCTGTCCATTGACTTTGGCGCAGGTTGGTGGTTGTGTGGAGTTCATGCATCCTAGTTACAGAATTGAACCTAAAGTATCATTTAGGCTAATTGAGGGAGATTAAATGGAAACAACACTTAAATATACGAGAGAACTTCGTAACGCAATCAATGAACAAGACTTACAAACTTTTCTTGATATGTATCTTAAACTTTATAACCAGTTGCAGATCAAATATGAAGGAAAGGAACAAATACATAGCTTAATTATTGATTTGTTATTTGAAGAACTTGAAACACAAAGAGACGAGCAAATGTCAGGAAGGTTAGGAGTATGACACAGTATAAAGATTTGGTTCATGAAAGGTGGGAGCAGTTACAAAAAGAGAAAGAGGGAAATGTGATATATCAACTCCTTTGGGATCAGAAAGGCTTTCATACCTATTACATGAATGGAAAAATCGTTACAGAAAAAGATGGAAAAAAAACTATCAACTGTCAAAAATCTAGACTAGATATATGATATAGTTAATTTTTCATAATTCCTCATTGGAGAAAAGGCAGTTATTTTATAGCTGCCTTTTTATTTCTCACTCTGATATTTGATATTCAAACCTGCAAGGGTGCATAGTCTGTTTTTTTCATCTAACCCTTTTTGAGTTATTTTAAAATTACCTTTTTCTTCTTCAACAAAATTATCTTTCAAGACATCTACTAAATCTTGCTCAGTCAGTTCTTCTGCGAACATTACTGAAAGCAACGCTCCTAATCTTCTATTCTGTGTTTTAGATAGTGCCACTAAACATGATACCACTCCTTGCCTTCAAATAATAAAGCCTCTGCTTCTCGTCTTCGTACAAGACCCTGCAAGACTTCACCGCCTGCTTTATTCCATCTTTTCATCTCATATGGAACATCTTCAATTCTTGCTTGATTCAAAACAGTCAGCATTGTTGAATTCTTTAGATTTGTAGGACCAAGGTTATAAGTCCAACAAACTAAAGCATCAAACTGATTTTGTGATAAACCAATATCTACATATCTTTCTACATATTCTTCATATTCAAGCAGTTCTGTTTCTAACATTGTTTCTGCTTCTTCTTGTGTAATTTTTAATCCTTGCTCAACATCTTTTGTGTGTCCGTATCCTATTGTCCAAACACCAACAGAGTCTTGATAAGCCTCTAATTCACAACCTTCAAATTTTTTGATAAGAGCAATTCCCTCTTTTGAAATTTTCATCTTATTCTCCCCAAGTTCCGTCTTCACGGACTCTTGCTTTTTTTGTTCCGCCCCAGTATTCAACTGCGTGTCCTTCATCTTTGAGAAGTTCGCAGATATCTTTTCCCCCTTCTGTATGAGGTATCCCCAAAATCCGTCCATATTTACCGCTACCTAATGATAATAATTGTAATTTTTCTCCGCATAATTCAATGAGCCTTTCTTTTGCTTGCAAGCCAAGTGCTTTTTCTTCTAAATTTCTTGTTCTGCTTTCAGGCGTATCTATGCCTGCCAATCTTACTCTTTGATTTGATAGCACAACTTCAAAGCCAAGATCAATATCAACATCAATAGTATCTCCATCAATGACCCTGACTAAGCGACAATTGTAATAATAAGGTTTATTGCTCATTTTTGTTCTTGCTTGTGACCATTCTATAATAGACAACCACCTCTTTTAACTCTTTTATGTATCTTTTTAGTTCCTGCATATTGTATGCCATCAGTTCATAATCAGGCACAGACATAGCAACAAACACCAACCTGCCTTCTTCTTTCTCTACTCTTTTGAGGAATTCATTTACATTTTTATCTGAAACAACATACCAATAAGGTGCTTTGAGTTGTAACTCTCTAGGTAAAACAGGTTGCGCTATTTGTCTTTCAATAGGCTTTGAAATTACATCTACTTTTTTAGGGATTAGACTGCAACTGTAAGCCATCATCAAGACTGTCAATATTGCGACTATCTTGTTCAATGCTTTCAAATACTTCTTTTGTGCCATTGTTTACTCTGGTTTCAATGAGGTTTGGTTTTGCTGCTGCAAGCTTACTGAGATTGTGTCGTTTGAATATGTCTAAGTATCTATTCATCTCAGCTTCTATTTCTTGGTTTTTGCTTTGTAAATTCAAAAGACCTTGCGTCTGCATTTGAAAATCAGATTGCAGGGTTTCTATTGCTGCTCTTTGTTCTTGATCTCTTAATTCAAAGGCTTGATTGAGAGAGCTAAGTCTTTGATTTTGAAAGTAAAGAACACCAGTGATTGCAACTAAAATTACAATAATGCCAAGAAATATCTTGCTCATGGCTTCTTATTCTATCCGCTACCCTGTCTTATGACAATGGTTGAAGAACTGCCACCATTAACCCTTACTTGATTCTGCACACCGTCTTGGTCAAGAATTACTGTATAAGAGTTGTTTCCATCAATAGTAATATTGGCATTTGAACTTACTTCTCTTTTCATGCTTATTGATTGACCAGAAACAACAGTAGTAATTTGAGTACTGCTATCCTGCCCTACTGCTGTGCCTTTTATGTCTATTGCTGTAGCAACTTGTCTTATTTCATCTTCCTCTTCTATGGCATCTAATTCGTTGATAATATCTAGCAAATCCTCAAGGAAATTTACATTCAAAGCATCATAATCTAGCTCAGTAAATTCTAGTTCTTCTCCCTCAAGCTCATCTTCTGCTAATGCGTCATATTCAAGTTCATCAAAATCTAATATGTCGCTTTGGCGTGAGTCAATAGCTTCCTCTTCACTTTCTTTTCTTTTTGGCGGGGAAACAATCAACATATTGTCAATAAAGTCTAATGACAAATCTAAAATTACAGGGTCAGATGGTGGACTTTCAAATGTTGTAGTTGTGGTTGCCTGATATGGTTTATTAAGAATTACCTCTCCCAAAGCTGTCGTGACTACTATTTCTCCTGATGATGTTCCATCAGGGTTTGGCAAAAGAATAAATAAACTTTCTCCTGTGTCTGCCTCTACTGTGACTGTGAAATCTGTACCCCTGATTCCGACAGTCGCACTATTTGTTCTGAGAACCATATTTTTTTTGGGAACCGAACCTAATAAACCTGTTGTAAATCTTGCTGTACCTTTTACAAAATTAAGGGCAAGTTTAGAATTATCTGGATTTGGGTCAAAAACAAACTCATCAATAATAACCTCTGAGTGTTCTGTGATCTTAATAGTAGTATCATCAACGAATCTGATGCCCATGCGACCTGATTCTGTCTGGGCTTTGTCGTATGACTGTATGCCAAAGTCAGTTATAACTTCGTAAGGCTTATCCCTTTGTATTTGTGCGTTTCCTGAAACTTCTTCTACAGAACCTATATCAGCAGCTTGTGCTTGTACCTTGATCGTTTTGAACGACACAAACAGTACCATTATTACCGCTAGAAATAACTCTAAGCCAATCGTTGTCCAATGTGCTTGCTTGTGTAACATTTAAAGTTCTTGAGTTGCCTGTGTGATCTAAATAAAAATAACCGCCCTGATATCCGTCACCATTGTAATTGATGGTATTTGAATCACCATCAATATCCATGTAGTTAGTTGCTAAATCAACATCAATATCGGCATCTACTGTATTACTATCACCTTGAATTATCCAATCTAAGTCAAGCGTAGAAGCCATAGCAGTTGTGCCTTGATCAATGGACATATCGTTTGAGTTACCTGTTACATCTACATTAAGGTTTGAAGAGTCAGCTCCATAAGTATTAGTAGGATCAACTTGAATATCAAAAATATTGCTATTGCCATCAAACTCAAAAAAGCCTGTGAAGGTATCTGATGTAATATCTCCTTTGAATAAGTTGCTATCACCTATTTGGTTGATATCAAGCGTCATGGTTGCTCCGTCCAAATCTAAGGGAGTCATAGAACCTGCTGTAGCATTCTGACCACCAATAAGGTTGCCTGAACCTAATTGCTCAACATCTAAATTAAGAGTTGCTCCTACTTGATCTATAGAAACTTCATTATCAGCCCCGTAAGCTAGAGCAGTCATCATCAATACACTTAGGTATCTCAATATCATCGTACCTCCAAAGGTTTTGCTCAATCCCCTTCTCTATGATTTTGAGAACCGCAAATTCAATGGCGGATTGCAATGCAATAGTTACTGACTCATTTTCCACATTTCCATTCTCTATTTCAACTAATTCTGTATCGTTTTTGACGAATCTAAACACATCTCCTGACTGTCCATGACTTAAAATGGTTTTAGTAGTAGTAACCTCTAATAATATGCGCCCAGAAAGCACAGAAACGAGCCTCAAGCTCAAAGTTACTGTATCTTGTCTATATTGCCTACTTATACCAATTCCGAGCAACCTAGCCCCATTTCCGCCTGATCTGACATTTGACTCATAACCAACTATTGCCCCTTCAAATAACATACCTGCAAATAAAAGAGGTTTGAGTTTTTGTTCTTCTTTGAAATCCTGTCTTGAACTCCTGATTATCTGTCTTTCTTTTGTAAGGTTGTCTAAGCCAACTCTTTCTACGACTGTAAAGAATTCACCTCTTGCTGCACTTTTCAACGCTTTGATCAGAAGATTGGCAGGGGCTTGAGTTACAGCAGTAGAGAATGAAGCATAAGTACTGTTAGACCTACGCTGTCCTGTCATATCAAGAAACGCACTTGGATAAACTGCTACCACCAATTTTTCTTTAGGTGGCGACAAGTATTCAAGCTCGTAATTTATAACATCATGTAGATGCGGATATTTTGATATACGAAAGTTATCTAGTTTGTTTTTAGGTAATGCTCCGCAGCTAGAAAGTGAAACTATTGATAGGGAAAGTAATGACAGTAACATGACCTTCCTCGTCTGTAATAGTAAGCGTAATCGTTTCATCGTCTGACTCATATTCTATGGTGTTACCTTCTAACTCAATAGAACCCTCTTTTGAGGCAGTTTCTCCGAAAAGATTTTCTACAAGTTGCCTTGATAGTTGTGCATACACTCTGGACTCTAAGTTTCGTATGAACCTAGATAGTGTAGTGTTGTTTTCTTCCCTTTCTAATTCTTCTGCTAACGCTTTGATTTCCTCAAGCAAAGTTTTCTTCCTAGTGTGTTCTTGATTTTCAATGGTCAGATAATGTTGTGATGTATTGAATCCAGAGAAACTAGGCGACTTAAATTTAAAAATCATCTCATCTGTGTAGACAAAGTTTGAAAACAACAACAAAAATATGACAAGTAAGACAAAAAATATAATTGTTCTTAGCTGTCTTTTTTTATATTCCCACCAATCTCTCATTAGTCTTTCCTCTGATCGTCTCTATCTGCTTTAGCTATTTTATCTTTCTGTACCAATTGTGGCACTCCTAACATGGTTTTCAATAAAGTATCTTGCCTGATTATTTCATTATCTACACTTCTGACTCTATCAATCAAGGCAACTAATATGTTTTGTTGTGCATCTAATTTTGTTTGTAACCTATCTTCCATAGCTTTGAGTTGTTCATTCACCTTGTCATCAACCACATCTATTTTAGACTCCATGCCATCTATAATTCTATTGATAAGTTTCCAAACAAAGATTCCTAGACCTAAAGCAGCAGCAACAGGAAAACCTAGTTCTGTTATTAATCTTACTATATCGTCCATTATGTTGGTTTGGTTGGATAAACAATATCGTTAATCGTACTTGAATTTGTGTAACTTGCAGGCATATCTCTGAGGGCTTGTCTGTATGTTGCCCACTCCGTTTTTTTTGTATCAGACAGAGGAGAATCAGCAGCTTGTGTCCAATCACATTCTGCTAATAATTCATTGCGTCTTTCTCTTACATATTCAACGACATTTAAATCATTGTGACTGCTATAAGTCTCTCCACCTGTTTTGTAAGAAAAATGACTCATGTAGATAAACCTACTATTTCTATATAAAACGGACCTAGACCTTTTTGTCCGCTTGCATTGTTGCTTAGACTCCTAGCTGCTCCAAACAACCTTAAATGTCTTGTGCTATTAGAAGGAATGTCCTCTAACAAAGCTAAAACCCTTGTACCTAAAGCTGCTGTCCCTGTGGCTGTGAAAGACCTAAAAGCAACTATGCTGTCTAAATCAGTTGAGCTGTCCCCTAATGCAAGAACACCTCGGATCTCTGATGAACTAGAAGATGAACCTACAGGATTGTAACCACACCAGATAGCGTATTTTTTGGTTGCCGCTCCTGAATGAATGGGAAAATTTATTGTTATGTTAGCCACTGTGTCCATAGTGTGCGTAGTTGAGCCATCATTGTATTGACGAGGGTTTGAGTCATTATCAAAATTAGTTAAATCAAAATTAAACTCAGTGATAGAGTTATCTTGAGATATAGTACCGCCTGTAGCCCCCCCTGTTCCACTTTTTCCTCTTGAACCTAAAGATATGGTTGCTAAAGCAATCTCGCTTTCCGTTATTGTTAAAGAATCTATTTTTGCTGCTTGTATTGCATCATCTTCAATATCTGTCGTATCTACTCTTGTGAAATTTGCGTTTCCTGCAGAAACAAAACCAGACGAATGCGTACCACCATGATTGATTGCTCTTACCCAAAAATAATATGTTGTACCAAAAGATAAACCATCTTGAATACCAAAATCTGCTTTACTGATAGCACTTGGTTCTCCAAAAACTGTTTGCACTAAATTAGTATCATCCGTTGGTGTTGTACTGTTTGTTTTTCTATATATTTTGACTGCTCTCAAATCGCTGTTAGATGGATTAGTCCATTGCACTCTTATACCAAAAGCATTGCCTGTAGTAACAGAGGCACTGGTAGGACTGTTTGGAGCATCAGTTGGTTGCGTAATAGTAATGTTACTAAAGTCTGTCGCACTTGAATAAACATTGTCAAAAGTAAAATGCCTTACCCTGACATTATAAGTTTGACCTACAGTCACATTCGGTATGACTGCTATTGTCTGTCCTTTACCTGATATCTGCGATGTATAGGTTGAATCTGAACTTAGTTTGTATTGAACTTCTGTCCCTTGTATGGCTTCGTTTGAAGCATTTGACCAAACAACTTTTATGTTTACTTTGGTAGTTGTGCCATCAATAGTTGCTGTTTGATTTATAGATCCTGCTGTTGGAGCTGTCACAGTCAAAGACCCTGATGTTAAATCACTACCTTCTGCTTGTATGGTTGAGTATTCATTTGTAGCAAAGTCAAAAACAGCAGTGCTTATTTCTTTAAGATCAAGTTCACAAGCAAGAACTGGGTTCTCATCTCCATCTACAACCATGTTGACTGCAATCACTTCAAAAAGTTTATTTGTAAAAGATAGCCTTGAGTTTGTGACTTGAACATAGTCAGTGGGCTGTAATCTTAAAAAGTTCAAGTTAGTAACAACCTTAATAACTGTGGTCTCTCTTTGATGTAGCAGGGCTATTTTTGAGAGTCTTTGCGCCATTGTGTTTGATGTTGTAAAAGGCAATCTAACTTCCATTGTTTTTACAAAGTTTGCTGTGCTTTCTCCTGAAGGCGTATCTGCATTTAAGAGTGTGCTGTTTTGAAGTATTGGCGTATCAGTTGGAACAAACTTTTGACTTGAATCAGGAAATATTGCTTTGACTGTGTTGGCTAAATCTCCTGAAATAGAATTAGTGACAACATTGATAGGTCTTAAACAATCATCATCAGTAATTGTCAAACTGGCTGTCTGATTTGCGCCTGCAAAACAATTGAACTTGCCATTTGAATAGGTCATTGTTCCTGCCATAGAACTGAGTATTCCTGCTGTTATGGTTTCTCCGCTAGATGCAAAATCAGTAAATCCATTACAGGTATATCTATCTTCTGTTGATGAGCCATCTGCAAGAGTTACATCTTGATCACAAGTATTGGCAGCAGCAGCGAAACCGCCTGCGCTAGTAGTATCATTTATTTCATCTGATGTAGCTCCAAGTCCGTATGTTGTATTAGTCAAATAGTCTCTCAAACATAGGGCTGGATTTGATCTGCCTGCATCATCAGAAACAGCGGATCCAGTTCTTGGGTCATGAACATTTTTGCCTTTTACCTGAAAGCTTAGATTTGGGAAGTTGGGTAAAAGTTCTGAGTCATAAACAAATTGCATATAGACATATGCACAGTCTTTGAATATATGTGTATTTGGCACTGATGTAGAATCTAATTGCGCTTGTGCAAAACCGTCAACTGCTGTTTGACTCCCATCATGAAAGGTAAATCTAATCAATCTTCCTGAGCCTAGATTGTTTGGATTATCTGTGTTTGTAAAAAATGATTCTGTTACAGTATGAACTGTTTCGCTGTTGATGGTAGAAGATGAGGTAGATGATCCTAATGCAAGTACCTTGTCATTTATGATTACCTTTTCTAAGCTGTTGATTTGATGTCCTGCTAAAACTGCAAACACATGAAGAACAGAATTATCCGTGCCAGATGTTTGTATCTGTGTGAAGGTACCTGCAACTCTACATTCTCCATAAACAATTTGTCTTGGAGCATTTGGGTTTTTAGTGCTTACTTTTGTACCAAAATTTCCTGAAAGACCGCTAGGCAAATCTTTTGCGGTCATCATATTAATTCCAGTAGCTACAAAAGTAGATATTGCGCTAAAAGCCACAAAAGCAGCAGCACCACTAGATATACCTAAAAACCCTGAAAAAGAGGCAAATCCTGCCCCACCAGTACCTAAAGTGACCCCAACTATAATCCCTGCAACAATGGCAGCAATGGCGGCTTGTTTTACAGCTTTAGCCATTTATTCTCCAAACCTTTTTCGCCACATGATTATCTCTGTAGGTGTAACCATAATCTGTTATGCAAACAATCATATGACCTGTGCAAACACCCATCAATTCCTCATAGTTATTTTCGCTATCTTCTAACAAGACAATATCTCCTGCTGTAATAAATGCTTTGTCTAAAGTAACAAGACCTGCTTTTTTTAAATATGTGCTTGCTGCTTTGTTCAATGATTTGCCATTGTTTTTGATAAACATCAAAGCTTCTTTTTTATTTGACCATGTGTGATCTAAAATCTTTTCACCTGTCATTGCCTTTATTGCTTCAATTACTAATATGCAACAATCCCATTTTCCCCACTTGAAAACATGATCTTGTCTGCCTCCTAAAAAATTAAATAAAAGCATTTCCCACTGTGGTAATTTTTTAATCATCTTCTATCAAAGTTAGCTGGATCGCCTGCTACAGGTTGTCTGCTGCCTCCTCCGCCACCCCCCAAAGTGCCGCTTGTAGAGGATGTTCTGCCCCAAAGTATTTCTTGATCTGCTAATTTCTGTACTCTGTTGAAAGCTGTATCTGTTGTTCCGCCTGCAACAAACTTTTGAGATTCTTTGTTGTATCTGAGCATTGATGGTCTTTCAAGATCAATTAGTCTATTTTCTGCATTGACTGTAATTATTGAACCAGTTGGCGCATCCTGAATTGACATTGATGTCATTCTTCCTTGAAAAGCTGTAAGCGTTCCTTTTACTTCATTCGTACCCCCATCTAAAAATCCTAAGAACACAGTAAGTTTTCTATTTTGGTAATTTTCAGCAAGTGCATGAGACAGAACTGTTTCATCCATAGCAGAAAGAGTTACAGTAATTCCATTTGTTTTTAGTTCTTTAGTTTCTTCAAAGCCACTTATCTGTAATAAAGTGCCTGTGCCTGTATATGTTTCACTGGAAATAGTTATGTCCTCTGTTCCTGACCAGACCCTAACTGGATCAGAATCAAACAAGGCTTTGACTGCTACAAATGGAAAAGCATGACTTTCAGAAAGTGCATTGACAATTGAAGTATCAAGACCTTGCCTTGTTGCCATTTATAAAGACTCCACACATGAGAAAGCAATTCTGTAAATTGAGTTTCTATCTGCTGACCAACTTATATCATTGTCTATAAGTCTGAATAATCCTTTGGGTGATGCAAACTTAACAAGATTATTATCTGCCAAAGCTGATCTTAATTTGGGTTCTACGCCCACTGAAAATTTGTTTGCACCGCCGCCTACTGCTGTTTCTGTTGCTGCCTCTGTAACCAATAATAATTGTACTGGTTGACTTGTGGTGCTTGTTCCGCCTAAAACACCTAGATAATCTCCAACTGCTATCGTACCTGCTGCTGTATTACTTGTTGCTAATAATGATAAACCTTGTGCGCCTTTTATGTTTTGTTGAACCTTGCATCCAGAGGTTCCTGTTTCACCTGTAAGGGTTGAATCTACGACTACAACTGTGTTGCTTGTGACTGTTGTTATTTTGTGGGTTCCGTTGTTAGCTTCATTGTCTGCGCCTGTTACTACTATGTAATCACCAACTATTGCGTTTGCAAAAGTAGAAGCCCCTGCAGTAATCGTGCTGCCAGAAAAGGTAAGAGCAACATTTGTATTTGATATTCTTGCATTAGCTTTAAGATCATCTGCATCATAAGTGCCTGTGTTTGTTAAAGCGTCTGGGTCTGTAAATTTGAAAACATTAGCACTGCCTTTCAATCTTGATAGAAATGATTGCCAGTTTACTGCTGTTGATCTGTTCATTGGGGGCAGCACCACATTGGCTCGCCAAAAAACATTATCAAACTCTTGAGTCTTTTGTTGACCTGTAAAGGGACTTACTGTTTGTCCAATGCTTCTTACCAATTCAAAATCACTTGAAAGAAAGTTTGGTGTTGTGGGCATTGTTAATTCTTTTGCCATTATCTCATACCTCTTTTGAATGAACCGCCTCGCATATTAGCTTCAAGAACAGCAGCTTTTGAAACATCTGCGATCTGGGGCAACATTCTTGTTACTTCTGCTCTAACAGTTGGAACTACGCCTGTGCTAAAACTTATGTTTTGCACAACCGAAACACCACCACCACCAGACATTGCTGATCTTGTATCTGCAGCATTCATGATGTTGCCTGCTGAATGCGGCACAAAAAGTTCTGGACCCCTTTCTCCAACAAGCATTGCTCTGCCATGAGCTGCGTGTCCGCCACCTGCACCTGCAGGCAGTGGATTTTGTGGACCAAATTGCATATTAGGAAACAATCCTTGCAATATAGGAGTTATGACTTGCATTCTTAAAAATGATGCAATGATCTCTGCAATAATTGATTTGGTGAAGTCTCCGAAACTCTTTAAGGCGTTTTCACCAGAAAGTAAGGCGTTTGCAAAGTCTCTAGCTAAATTTTGTGCAGCTTCTTCCATGACTTGATTAAGCTCTGAGATTTCTGTAGTTGCGGTTTTTGTTTTTTGTGTAAAGTCTGGCAAATTTTGTGCTGCCTCACTTATTGAACTTTCTATATTTTCTGCTAATAAAACTGTCAATCTGGCAATGTCCTCATTGGCGGCAGCGATAGCCTGAGTACCTCCACCTCTATTTGTTATTGCATCCCTTAAGGCTATGGTGTCTAAAATTTCTTGCTGTAAAGCTTCCCTAGTTTCTTCTGGCGTAGCGTCTGCACCTGCTATGTCTTGTGCAGTAAATGTATCCATTCTTAGTCTTATAAGTCTTGCTAGGCTTCCTGCTAATTTATTCAATCTATCTGCAAGTCCACCGAGCATTTGTCCCAAACCGCTTTCAAATATAGTGTTTCCAAGTTCTTTGAATGCAATTTGCATATTGGATGCCTTTGTAGAAAGGTTATCCATTTTTTGTTCCATTGCACCACCAAACCTTTGTTGCATACCTTCTATCAAAAGATTCACCATCTGTGCTGCGCCTTCTGCAGTTTTACCAAACTCACCTAGCTCTAGTCTTGTAACACCAAGTGCTTCTGTAAGAATTTTGGTTGCAGGAATACCTCTATCATCAAGTTGGTTTATTTCTTCTAAGCCAAGACCACCTGCGGCAGACCTAGAGACAAGCCTGACCATTGCTTGAAACGCTCCCAATTGATCTACTGATGTTGATGCGGTATCCGCAAAAGTCTGCAGCATATCCATGCTAGGCTCAATGCCTGCACCTTTGAGCTGTATAAATGCTCTTGAAACATCTTCTATTTGGAAAGGTGTTGTTTGCGCAAAAGTAAGAATTCTATTTAAGGCTCCTTGACCTGCATTGATTGAACCAAAAACTGTATTCAGAGAGTCTCTCAAATCTTCAAACTCTGATCCAACTGCAGCAATACCTCTTACTGCTGCTATGCTCCCAAGTCCTGCAGCCGCAGAGGCAAGCAAAGGCACAAGAGTTCTCATAGACCCGATCATTGGTAGAAAAGCGCCCCTTCCTGCCTTCCCTGTTTTACCAAGAGTTCCTTGAATGTTGTTGAGTTTGGCGTTCAGATCACGAGTATCTGCCTTTATCTCAACTATTAATTCGTCAACTGTTTTAGCCATTAGTCAGGGTATAACTCCATAAGTTCTTCCAATTCATTTTTGGACATTGGTTGTTGTGTGTCAGCAGTGTGGAATTCTTTGAAGCCTCTGATAGCAGAGTACATCTCAATCGGAGATAAGTTCCAAAAGTCTTTTGGACGCATACCCATAGTGCCAAGACAAATTTCCATGAACCTTGACCAACTGATCTTCTCATCAGTTATGCTACTTGCTGAGACTTTCCCTCTTCTTCTCCTTCTGGATCGCTTAAGGTTTGTGCCAGAAGTTGAGCAACCTCTGTGCTTGCAGTGACTATGCCTATGTCACTAATAATGTTACCGACTTGCTTATCATTCAAATCATTGCCGCCACCACGCAAAGCAGCTTTAAGAACAACAATGAGTTCTTTTAATCTTATGTCTGCTTGTGCTATGCGTGCAGCTAATTTCAAGATACCAGAATCTAGTTCTTCTTCAATCCGAACTAAAGCATCTATTGTAAGCCGAGCCTTATAGGTTTCTGAACCTAAGGTGATCTCTATTTCACCCCTCAGTGGATTCGTCATTTGACTTTGCTCCTGAACTTCCTTTTGGAAGCTCCAATGTTAAATAAATAAGATCATCTCTTTCATCAATAGTTGAATCCAAAACTTTGTAAGTCTTGCCATCAACATCAACTTCTGTGACATCTTTACCTAATTTATTTGGGGCAGAAAGGACACCGTCATCAAGACTTGCCTGAATAGTGTCCTTGCCCTTTTTAATTTCTACAGTCTTAAACATCTTATGCTGCTGCGAATGTTACTGCCCCACTAGATTCTAGTGTGACGGAATAAGTGGCTTCGCCATTGTACTCACCTGCAAACTCTAGAGAAGTTACTTGAAAACTTCCTGTGTAAGTTCCCAGATCAGGAATCACAAAATCATAAGTATTGAATACTGATTCCCCAACTGAAGTTCTTAATTGTTGCTCAGATGTGCTGTCCGTGAAAACACCAGAACCACTGATAGTTAATGATTGTATTCCACCTTGAGCTAAAAGAGTTCTTTTGTTGGAAGAATCCTTGTTGGTTATATCAACCATTTCATCATTCAAAACAATAGAAGAAGATCGTAAGCCACCTACTGTAACTTTGGATCCGCTCACTGTTGCTTTTATGAGAACTGCTGAACCTTTCTGTGCTGCCATAATTTATCTCCTATTATGAAGTTCCTAAAATTATTGCACGGAATCGCATGACACCATGTCTGGTTATCCCGTCTGGGTCCCTAATTATATCACTAAATTCAAACCTTAAATTAACAAGATTGAATCCTGTAACACTTAGACTACTATCATGCAGTAAAGTGTGAATCCTGTCCATTATATTTTTGGTCTCCTTTGATCCTGTGTACTGTGACCAAACATGGATTGTTATAGTGAATTCTCCGCCATCTTCATTTTTTGTGCCGAAATCAACAGCTGTTTCTTCACCTATCTGCACATAAGGATAGGAGGCTGTTTCAACAACCTCATCATATACGCCTGCTCCAAGTGAAGTTGTAAGATTGCTGTCATTATTCAATGTAGAATAAAGCGTGGTTTGAAGCGCAAATTGACCAATACTCATTTTTTGATATACCCACCCTGTTTAAATTTTCTCTCTATTTTTCTTCTGTTTTTTTCCAAAGCAGGAACCATAAATGGTCTTGCTGCCATTTTGCTTGTTCCAAATTCCAAACTTGGCGCATATGGCGCAGATGCTACTATTTGACCAACTACCTTTTTGCCTGATCTTTTAACATTAGATGTAATACTGCTTACCAAAAATCCTGTGTCTGTGGCAGGCGGCTGACCTGCGGCTGATGCTGTGTGCGTCCTTCTAGGATTATACTTTTCATAAGTAACACCAGTTTTAGCTCCTCTTTGTATGCTCTCAATTGCATGATTTCTGACAATGGCAACTGCTTCATTCATCTTTTTGTTTATTTCAAGCATGGCATCTTTATTGAATCTTTTATCTAATTTTTTGTTAAATAATTTAAGATTTTTGATATCAAATGTAATTTTCAAGTTGCAACTCCTTCCTCACAGATCAAAAGCAAATATCTATCTCTTTCGTCTATGTTTCTAATTCCTCTTATGTTGAAGTTCCTTGTTCCGTACTGTATGCGGTAATTTGTGCCTATATCGCTGCGAAAACGGATTGTTATGTGATGAGTTTGGGTTTCTTGCACTTTACCCTGCCTAACCCCTTCTTTGTTGCTGACGGGCTTAATATTAGCCCAGAGCAAAGCAAGGGTTGTATAGGTTTTTGCAGCTCCACCGCCTGTATCTGTCGTATGGGAGGGCGACTGTAGCTTGACTTGATGTCGCATCATGCCAATGCTCATCTTAACCTACCGATAGGAGAGAATTAGAATACAAACCCTTCATTACTACATAAGGGGCATAAAGTTTTTGCATTGATGGTGGGTAAGCCTGAGCCGAATACATGTCGCCCCTATGTTCATACATATGAGCTATGTGTTGCAACATCCCCAACCTTATTGGCTCTGGAACAGCATAAGGAGAGGTATATCCTGAGACATACACAATCTTGATGGCATTTGCTACTCGTAGAGCAGTTGGGAATGTTTCTCCGTTCCTTAAGACAACTCTTGATGGTTCTCTTACATTGTCTAAGTAATATCTTGTACTGGCAAAAGTTGTTTCTGTGTCCTCGTCATTGAAGGTACTAATAGATGAAACTGAAACCACAGGTGGTCTTGCTAGTGTTATGTAATTTTTGTAGTAAGTTAGATAAGGACCTGTTCTAAAGCCTTCAAAGAGTGGATCTTCCATTTCATCGTAACCATCTATGAACTGAGTTATGGTTTGTGTCATTAATGATCTGCCTAAGTGTTCTTCTGCAAACCTTCTAGCAGTTTCTATGTAAGGTCTAATTATTCTTTCGTCTGTGCTGTCCTCTACACGAAGGTAATCTTTTACTTCTTGTAGCGTTAATGGCTCTTGTGTTGGAGCTGTGCTTATTTGTAATCCTGCCATTAGAGTAACCTCTCAAGTATGGTTGCTCCGACTAACAAACCATACAGACCAATGATCATACCCTCTATACGAGCAAACCTAGCTGCTCCTGAGTCTAATCTTTTCTCAATGTTCTTATATCTTTCAGCACATACCAATTGATGTGCATTCAGATCATTTTGAACTTGATTTGCTGTCGGCTTTTCCAGAGTCGGCATCTTTTTCTCCTTCTTCGGAGTCTGCTTCATCTGAATCAAGACTTTTTTTCAAACTTAAACCATACTGATTGATGAGCATATTTACTTCTTGCCCTCTCAATGTAATCTGATCTCTTTCCTGTGTGAGTTGTTGTATTCTGCCCCAAAGATTTACTTGTTCTTCGGTAAAAGAATCAATCTCATAAACACTGGCTTCACCAGATTCATCAGTAATAGTAAAAGTTTTACTTTCTTTAGCGTCTGCCATATTTACTCCATAAAAAAATTATTCTATCACACTAAAGTTATCCCTCTAGTGTTTCTATTCTTGCTTTTAAATCTTCTATTATTGTTTGTTGTTCTTTTATACTTTCAATCAACAAAGGTACAATTTTTTCTTCAAAAA